CGAGGGATAGCAATGTGATACAGTAAGACCGCTCACCTGCCCTATAAAGGGGAAGTATAGGATAGGTGAGCATACAAAAGCCCTCTTGCGGATTCCAGTCTTTGCGAGAGGGCTTCTGTATTTTACAAATTTAATTGTTTAGCAAGCATGAATACATCATTAGATAAATCATCAATCGTTCCATCGTTATAGATAACATGTTTAAACATAAACATATCCATTGCATGCTCTGATGTATGTCCATTTACTGGCGTGTGATTGTGTCTATTGATACGCCACACATCACCGCTTCTTTGTAGAATAGCCTTTGCTTCATTAGGAAAACGCACATCAGAAAATACTACTCGTTGGTATTCTTCTGCTCGTTTAAACGCTTGGTCAATCCAAAATCTTTCACCAAAAAGATTACGACCTACCTCTGTACCAAACACTTGAAGTAATCTGCGTACCTCAGGGTTAGCCTTGGCTACATCCCAACCATACTCATTAACTAAATCAGCAACACGATTGCCACCTTCAACCACTGGGTTGAGTGTATAGATTGCATCACGCATAGGTAGCGCAAAAGATATACGCTTGAACCCATAGTTTAAACACAACAGTTCAGCAACTGTATCTTTACCTGATTGTGCATACCCACTCAAACCTATAATCATCGGCAACTCCAGCAATAGTAAGGCGTTCTTACTAATGATTCCTCTATATTAAATTCTTTAGCGCAATGAAAACATTTAACATCTATTTTATTCTCACTCATTTTTTTGTGTATCCAATCTGCTTACGCTTATACCAAATTATTTTATCTCCTGCTACATAAATGTAGTATCCAATGTCATTTAAACAGATACCAATATAATACAACGGGAGTCCTATTAAGTTCCATGGTTTCATGCGTTGGTACTTGGGTCTAATCATTGTCGGGTTTCCTATATCTACGATTGTTCCATTGAGGTTGTTCCCCACCTAGCCTGTCTTGCAACTTGGTAAGTGCACGACTGACACGCTTACGCAAGGCTTCATCACTGACTGAGTATTCAATGGCGAGCGCATCAAAGTCCATGCCACCACCATCAAACCTTCGCCGCAGGAGAAGATTGTCTTGTTCGTTTAAACGATGTAGTGCGCCGCTAACATCTGACAACATTGCTTCACGGTTCATACCCTCGCTTGGCTTACTTGATTTACTAATGAACTCTGCATCACTAGGTGTTGCTGATTGCACCCATTGTTCGTAGTGCCATACATCTTTAAGCAACTCTTGAAGTATCTCATGTGTGTAATAGAAAGCATCAGAGGGTGAGGATTTACTCTTGTATGCACGCTCTCTACTGGCAAACTTCTGTGACTCATTGTTAAAGGTGCGCTTAAGTTTAAACACTAATGAGTCTTGACCTTCCCACTCCTCAATCTTGTGCCAGTGTTCTACTGCCCAAAGACTTAGGTGTTGGAACACATCATCTGCCGTCACAAGGTGGCGATGGATACGCACGCATCGTGTGGCACTGAGGCGTGCTACTTTGTATACGGTTTCCCATAATAATTCTTTATCGTTATCCATTTTTAAGTATCCTCATCGCTGCCATTAAATCTTCTACCGTAATTAGATAACCCTTGCTCCAGTTAGGTGGTATCTCACAGGTTATTTCCCTGCCAAACTCTTTAATTGCATGATGCACATGGTCGGTGGGTACCATAATCACACCACGCTCCAATACAAATGCCCAGTATTCCGCAGTCGTAACCATCAAACCCGATGGCTCCCATGATTTACTCTTGTTAAACCAACACTCAACCTCTATGTAAATGTTGTTCGTACTCCACCACTTGCGGTCACGCTTGACCTCAACTGTCTTACCTTCTGTTAGTAAAGCCTCAACTAACTTCTCGCCTTTGCGACCAAAGCCAAAGTCTAAATCAAAAGACGAGTTCTTTACCATCATGTTTAAACGCCCATCTCCTTCTCGTCATCTGTTGTCCCACATATAGAACAGGTTACTTGTCCGTCTAAATCTTTTACGAAGTCGTGTTCATGTGTCACACGCCTGCCCTCTTACGCAATCCATCTGCGCCTTCCAATAGAAAGACATCGTTAACATCTTGACCCTCAGGCATAAACACTGGGAATACATTGTCTAGTTCTCTACTTAAATGCTTTGCCATTTCACGACCAGCATTGTCACCATCGCATAGCAAGATAACCTTTGCCCAGTCAGCAAGCACACGAGAATAAAAAGATTTCCAGTTGTTAGCCCCAGGCAAACCAACCGCACTAAAGCCTGCTTGTGTAGCAACAACAGTATCAAGTTCACCTTCACAGATAGCAAGGACATCGGAGTCATCGCCCAATGCATTGATGTTAAAGATGTGGGTTGTAGCCCCTGGTCTACTCATGTATTTCGGACCCGTATCAGCGTTTAAACTGCGGAACCGTATATCAATTACTCCTGTTGGTGTGAGGTATGGGATTGCTAACTTACCAGCGTAAGGTTCATGTCCAATCTCAGGCTCTCTTACGAAGCCGAGGCGAAATATACGAGCGGTCTGTTCTGTGATACCTCTGCTCGTCAGGTACGGAAGTATCTCCGTTAGGTTTTTTTCGTAATTCTCCGTTGCTCTCGCCAGTAATTCTTTCTGCGATTTGCTTAGCCTCATTAAACCCAACTCCTTCTCGTTTCATAATCAATGAATAAACATCACCAGCCATGTCACAACCGAAGCAACGAAACCCACCGTTGTCTATGTTTAAACGGGCTGACTTAACCTTATCACCATGGAAAGCGCAACGCAGCGTAAACCACCCACGCCTACCATGTGGTACTTCAAATCCATAATGTTCAAGAACCTTAGTGATGTCATGTTTAGAGTTTTGCAAGGACATCACCCAGTCTTTGAACAACATAGGCATCCTCAATTCCTTTGTTAGATGCCTTAATAATTACCAATGGGGTTGGTGTTACCTTCATGTTCTTAGACTTACGGTAGTTATCTGCTTCAAGGTATGCCTCACGCAACCAACCCGATAGGTCTACCTTGCCATCTCTGCGTGGAGCCTTGGCTTCAATCACATAGATGTCATTGGTTGCTGGTAGGAATACATCACCGATGTCATTGCGACCAGCACGAGGTAATCGTTGAGCGTTTAAACCCTGTTGCATCAGCCAATCAGCAAGTTCAATTTCAAATGCTGCGCCCCTGCGTTTATTACTTGCTTGTTGTGTTGCCACTTTGCTCCTCCGCTGCCTTTGCTGCCTGCCAATACAACGCATAGTAGTTATCATCATAGGCAAAGCGTTTCATGTGCTTAACTCTTGCACCTGTGTGTGCATATACATCTACCCCAGCCTTCTTAAGATTACGAAAGAACACTATGTCCTCTCCAACATATCTATCTCCAATGTTTTCTTGTTCAGCAAACACTGAATAGTCAGGTGAGATAACACGCAACTTAGGCACAACACTGCGATGCATAAGCGTTAAGCCTAAACCAGCACAATCAACCTTAATAACCTCACTGGCTGGCAGTGGGTGAACATAACGGATACTAAACTCCTCGCCTGTTTCATTAAACAAAGCAGGCATAGGCTGCATCAATGATGACTCCATCTGTTTAGAGATAAAGTAAGTACCACATACCACTGGCTTGGTGTTCTTATCTGCTAGTTTCCATAGCATTTCAAGCACATCAACAGTAAGTACAATGTCCGAGTCAACCCATAACAACCAGTCAGTTTTAACTTGGTCAAACCACATGTCCAGTAATGCTTGGCGTTGCCTGCCAATCTGATTACCTTGCACACGGATAGCATTGTTAATGGCTAACTTACGAGAAGGTGCCATGATGGTGGTGTACATAATGCCTTCGGTAAACTTACCGTCAACCATACCGTTATCACACCAACCAATAGTTAGTGTTTCATTAGAACTGTGACTCATCTATTTCCCTTTCTGATTCATCAAGAACCTGGAGAGCGTTCTCTCCCATTTGTTTAAACGAGTTAGACATGTTAGCCAACTGTTCTGCTATCTCTTTAGTACACTCAGGTCCATGGTCGTCACCTAGATGGCTTGCTAACTGTGTTACATAGTCAGCAAACTGCATTGACTCCAACCAAATCTGATGTGGGTCATAAATCTTTTTAGCAACATCCTCTATCTTTTCTAAGACCTGAGGTATCTCACTCTTTAATGCTTCCTTTATCTCCATCGGTAGACCCAACTTCTCCACCATCTGTTCCATCTCTTGAGGAGATATTGATAGTGCCAGTCCTAAGGTATTCCTCATACTCTGTTTCTGAGATGTCCTTGAACTGACCAGTTTCCTTATTTTGCCAAACAAGTGCCCTCCAACCCACGGTATACGCTAATGTTTTAGGCTTAGCAATCATTAACTGAGCCTTGATGTCTATGTTGAGGGGTGCAGTTTGGACTGCAATCTCTGTTGTGACCTTTGATGCTGGGATTTCTCCTGCATTTTCAACCACTGTAAGTTCCCATTTACTCATGTGTTCTCCTAAACTAACTGCATTGGTTCGTATGAAATAACATCATTGATTTGCATTGATGCTGGTTCATACGACAACCACACTGGTGAACCACCAGTAGCATCTGCTGGACCGTAACGGTTTTTAACTGCACATACACCCATTGTAGAAATCTGATTATGAATAGTAAGAATTAAAGAAGGGGTTTGAGCAACCTTTCCATGCAGTGCTTTTTGTGGTGGGCATGGATTTCCCAACACGCCTTCGCTGGTGTGGTGACACACAACTACTGCTGCTCCAGTTTCTCTTGCCCACCATTTAAGTTCTTTCATTAAGGTACGCAATCCGCCCCACTCATCTTGAGAATCCATCGTCACATCTACTGCGTTATCTAATACGATTAAACGCACATCCTCACCTAAGCGCTCACGAGATGCAAGAACTGCATCTTCAATATCTTTAAGCGTTGGTGATGAATCAAACTCCCACATGATGTGGTCAGCAGGCTTGAGCATTTGTGCTGCCCAATCCCTGTCTGCTTCCATCAATGGTTCAACATCTTGTTGTTGTCTGCCAGTAAGTAGAGCAAGTAGACGAAGGCTCATGGTGTGGGAGTGTGTATCTGCTGAGATATAAAGAGTTGGAACTTTTGCACGGACTGCCAAGGACAAAGCAAGTGTTGACTTACCTGCCCCTGGCGGTCCAGCAATCATGCTTACCTCGCCGTAACGGATTGCTATTTGTTGGGCAGCAAGAGATTGCCACACAACTGGAAGCGTTGCACCACCTTGTGATGCTGTCTTAATAGCACGGCTGAGAAGGCGCATGTGTTATGCAGGTACCTTGTTTTGGCAAGCCTGTCCTTGTGGTTTTGGACATGCATAGAAGCCCTTGTATGGGCGACCAGTTGCCTTAGCGATACCTGCTGGAACTAAACGCATTGTTCCACCACCACAAGTGCACTCAGGTGTTGGTGCACCTGCTGGCTTATATCCTTGTACTGGTGTTGCATTAGGAAATGCTTGAGTGATAGTAGTCATTGCCTGTGACTGTGTTGGTGTAGCCATTGCTTCAACAGTTTGTTCAAGGTCAATCAATGCTGCAAGGCGTTGAGTTAATCCATCTAACAAACCATCAAGTTCAATGGCATCGTTGGCACGAAGGTTAATCAACATGCCATCTTTCTTTGTCTTGAAGTTAATCTGAATTGCTGCTTCGGTCATGCTCATTTGTTTTCTCCTATTGTTATTTCAGGGTAGAGGTGAGAGTCTTTACCACCAACGGCGTAACATGCAGCGTTAACTGAGCATGTGCCACACATAAATCCTACTGATGGGATAAAGATTTTATTTTCCATGGCTAACTCAAAGCCCTTAGCCCATGAACCAAGGCGTGCCTCGGTATAACGGTCTAAGTTTTCAGGCTGGGTTAGTTCCCCAGTCCGTGCCATGAAGTATGAACCAAGAGATGGGCGAACACCAAAGATTTTCTCTACAAGAATTGCGTAGATACCAAGTTGAGTTAGACCAGCAGGTGGTTTACTACCTGTCTTGATGTCTACAATAATCAACTCACCTGTTGGTGCAACCATTAGTCGGTCAAGGAACGCCTTAATAGGCACGCCTCCAACCTCGTGATTAAGTTCTGTTTCAATAGCCTCGCCACTTTCAGGTATCTGATACATGGTAAAGCCACTGTCTTGACGAAACTGTACCCAAAAATCAATCATCTTAGGTCCAGCCTCAAGCCACCAAGCAGCATCCTCTTTGTTTGGATACAACTTAGTCGCACGCCCACCTGCTCTCCACTCCATGCCATTGTCAGAAGCCTTGTAGTTGAGTTCCCATGCCGCTTCAAACGCACCTCGTGATGAAAAGATGTCTTGTTTGTCAGTGCCATGGTATAGGCGGTCATAAAGTTCTGTGCCTTCATGGACTGCCTTGCCCCCTGCTAACCAGTATGATGGCTGTTCGGGAACATGCTGTATTCGTGATAGGTAGAACTGCCAACCACAACTAAGCCATGTATTTAGGGCTGAGTGGCTAACATAATTCTTACCTGTTACTTGTTCAAGTGTCATTTGCCTTCCTTTCAATAGAGGAGATTACTCTACAAAGTCTGCTCTATTGTGCGACACGCCAAAGGAGAATTACACGGATGTAATTTAAACAGTGGCTAGACTCCTGTTCGTGCAGCGGAAGGGTGTAATAGCGAGGCTCCTCAAGAGCCGAGCGAAGCCACCTGTAATAGTGAACTTGCGTGGTATTTCCTCAAGTGTATGCCTTAATTGTGGGCACCTTGTCTTTCAAGTCGGATGCATGTTTGAAGATAACGAGATTAGCCTATGGTTTACCGATGCTAAGTGTGCTGACTGTGGAGCATTAGTGACTGTACCTACACCAGTGGATGATAATGAAAATAATTTTAATACTGATTGTCTTGACTGAGAACTTTATCTTGTACAAGATTGCGTACAAGTTAGGCGTAAGGCGTGAACAACAAGCCAGGCTGCGCCGTTTAAACGCTTTGAAAAAATTGGTAAATGCAGCATAGATTGCTTCTTAAAAATCCAACTATCCGATGGGGTATCTGTGCAGTATGTGGACCCACAAGACTTAAGTTAAAGCAAAGGGGCTATTGGTGCTGCCGAACCAAGTCCAATGTTAA